TTTTATTTGCCATAAACGGCCATGATCTTGGCCTCAACGGCGAGCGGCAACCCCACCGCCCAATCGGGTGGGGTCACCATAATACGCTCAAGCTCGGCCTTCGCCCGTTCAGGTTCAGCCGTCTCGATCACAATCTCATCGTGCACGTGCGCCACCACGCCGGCGCACTGCCGTAGTGCGGCGCGCAGGATGTCATGGGCGCTTGCTTGCGTCACATTCTCGCAAGCGAGCCCGCCCCACAACCGCGCTCGCGGCCACTCGGTCGCATCAGCCGCAGGCTTCCATGACGCCTTTGCGTAGGTCAGATGCTCGCCCTCGAACTTGGCGAACGGGTAGCAGAGCACGCGCCCGCTGGGCAGCATGTACCAAAGGTGCTGTTTGTCGTAGACATACGTTATACGGCCCGCAGTGAACTCATGGCCCGGGTGACGCATCGCGGACATGTACGCGCGTTCGAGGTCTTGCCAGAACATCACGGCCCACGGGTTCGCACGGCGCCAAGCGTCGACAATCCGACGGGCTTGCGCCTCTTCAAACCGCACGCCATAGCCCCGGCCCATCGCAGCAAACGCGCCGGTGCTTCCGCCGAATCCGAGCGCCAACTCCTGCACCTTGCCGACTTGGCGCTGCTCGTCGGTGACGTCCTCATAGCGCACGCCGTAGGTCGCAGCGGCGTTGACCTTGTACGGGTCAAGGCGCTGGCGGAAGATGTCGAGCTTCGCTTCGCCCTGCGGCGACGCAGACAACCACGGATTGACCCGGCCCTCGATCGCGCTCCAGTCGGCGACGACAAACGAATGATCGGCGACGAGTGCCGGGCGGAGCATTGACTTTAGGGCGTCGGTGACCCGCTTTCCGAACCGAGGCACGACAGCGTGGCCTCGAACGAGGGCGTGTCGAAGTTCAGCGGGCTCTTTGGCGGACTTCCGAGGGAAGTTGTGGACCTGCGCTCCATATGACGCAGCGCGACCTGTCGCTGCGCCTCCAGCAAATACAAATGCGCCTCGCACACGCTTATCTTCGTCATCAGCCAGCGACGCGAGGCGGCCAAATTTCGCAGTGCTCGACGCCCAGAGGTCGTCGGCGCATTGGATGACCTCGGCAACAGCGGGCGGTACCTCATCAGGATTCTCCATCGCAAGCAGGTTCGCTCGCACGGTCTTATCAATCGAGTCTTTGTCTTTCGAGCGCGCCAACTTCCGGGCCTCAGGCCCAAGGCGCTCCAGCACCCAGGCGCGCATCTTAGGCGACCGCACAGACGTCACCGCGCCCTCGGTCAGCTCGACAACGCGCGCCTCGATCTCGACCCGTTCAGCCTCGCTGTAGCGCATGGCGGCAAGGCACAGGTCAACATCGACCTTCACGCCTCGGTCGTTGATGCGCTCGTTGACGTGGTAGTCGGCAAGCTCTTCGGGCGACAGCTCACGCAAGCTCTTACTGATCGCGCGCATGGCGCGCACGTCTTGGCGGCAATACTCGAAGAGCGCGGCCAAGTCGTCGGGCGTGTGCTTGAACGGTGGCAGGCAGCATTTGCGCACGAGCGCAGCACCCTTGTGGTCTTTCTTCATGCTAGCGCCCGCGAACCGACCGACGTCCTCAAGGCTGCCGGGCGCGCAGTTCGACCGCGCTTGCGCGGCGGTGCAGTAGAACTGCTCGAGCGCAGGCTCCGGCAGGTCAAGATCGGGGCAGAGGACATACCAGAAGATCAGCCGCTCAAACGCCGCATTGTGCGCGCGGATTTGGTGCGTCAGGATCTCACGCGGAAACGGCTGATCGGGCGTCCAGAGTTCGACTTCGCCGTCGTCGATCGCATACGCCATGCAGAGCACCTGCGTCGACGGGTGACGAGCGTAGTTGTACGGGCCGCGAGCGGGCAGGTCACACTCGCTGCGGCTTTCGAAGTCAAGCCAGATCACGGACGGCACTCCATGAAGGCTTCTATGAACGCTTGGGCGACTTGCGGGACGATCGCGTTACCGTAGGCGCGCAAGCGTCCCACTCGGCTGGCAGCCCCATGAGCCAACGGGAATGTGCCGGGTTCAACTGGCCGCCACTTTCCATCGCGGCAGTAGAGCCAGTCAGCATCTCGCCAGAAGCCGTTAGTCGTGCTGGCCCTGTTATCGCCGCAAAATCTTGCAGCCTCTGTTGAATTTTCGACCCGTCCTGCCGGTACATTTGCAGCGCGGACACAGGATTGCCCATGCGATCGTTCTGAACTGATGGTGTCGGCCAGCCGATCAAATTTGCTTGGCGAGGCAGTTGATCCAAACGACTGCGCCCGTCGGACCGCTGTGTCGCCATTCCCGGCGTGTCTTTCCAATCTCTCGTCGACGGCGTAACCCACCCAATACAATCGCTGTCGAATGTGCGGGGCGCCGACGCCCGCCGCGCACAGATCAGCCGCTGCGCTGGCGTAGCCCGCTCCTTCCAAGTCAGCTTGTACAAGGTCGAGCCAGTCAAGGCCATCTTTGCTTGCAACTTGCTCGCCAAAGACGACTGAAGGGTGGCGCTCGCGGATGAGTCGGAAGAAATCGGGCCAGAGGTGCCGCTCATCATCGAATCCGCTTCGCTTGCCAGCGGCGCTGAAGGGTTGGCATGGGCAGGAGCCGGTCCAGACGGGCTTATCGTCGGGCCATCCTGCGAGGCGCAAGGCGTGGCTCCAGACGCCGATGCCGGCGAAGAAATGACATTGCGCGAAATCTGCGAGGTCCGCAGAATCCACGAGCTGAATAGACCGCTCATCAACTTCCCCTCTTGCGATATGACCCGCCGCAATCAGATTGCGCAGCCATTGCGCCGCATAGGGGTCAATCTCGTTGTAGTAGACCATTTGACTTCACCTTAGTGTATTGGATGCCCGTCTTTCCGGGCTGTCCGCAGGCTCACGGAGCTGGAGGAGACACTACGCCCTCCGCGCCTGCTGCCGGTGTTGTCCGTCACCTCCGGCTGGACGTCGGACATCAGGCGGCGCGGCGACGACGGCGGGGCGCGTCTTCGGCAGCAGCAGGGGCTTCTTCCGCTGCTTCTTCGCCATCCATCGACACCCATTCGATAATCTCGAAGACGGGCGTGTAAATGCGTCCATACGATTTATGCTGATAGTGATCCTTGCCCAGCGTCACGATCGGCACGGGGCGCTCGGGATCCTTCTCCACCTGCGCCGCGATCGCCACCGCCAACTGCTGCACGGCGCGCTTGCCGCCCACTGACGTGGTGGTGTAGCGGCACTCAAGGCCCGCGTCTTCGCCAGTCAGGCACTTCAGCATCAGCCCTACCTGCTGCTCCCAGCCCTTCTTCGCGCTTGGGGGCGCGGCGTCAAGCTCTGGCAACGGTTGGGTCACAGACGACATCTTCTCGGCCAGCACCTCACCATCGCCCCACGCGATAAAGCCGTGGACAAACGAGAACGGATTGACGGCCCAGCGGGCGTCGTCTTCAGCCTCGGTCTGGTCAGCGCCATAGACCCAATGACCCGTTTTGTCCATCTTGATGATGGCAGACGACATGGGCGCTACGGTTTCCAGCGTGCGAAGGCTGGTGGCGAGCGTTTGAACAGCGGGAAGACCTGCTTGAGCGAATTTTACTAAATTACTCATTATTATCACCTTTACACAAGTTTAGAGAGGGCCGCAGTGAGTTGCTGCCCGATTAGCACCTTCGCTGGCCGGGGATCGCTCTCCGGTGCGATGGTGTCGCCAGAACTGACAGAAACCGTCAGACCCTCGGGCAGTTTGAGCTTGTGCGTCTTCAGCACCTTCTCAACCTGCGCGGGAGACTTCAGGTCCATCAGTTCAGACTCCGCGACGCCCAGCGCCTCAATCGCGCGTTTGGCGTCTTGTTCGTTGGCCCATGAGCGCTGAGCGCGCTTCGGTACAAGTTTATACCCCGGCACCTGGCCGCCTTTCTCAAGAACCGCAAGCGCCGCCTTACGCGCGGCGTCGATGACCGCCTCAACCCGCTCGGCGTCTTGCAGGATAGCAGCAATCGCCTGTATCGGCAGCGCGTCGAGCTCCGCCTTGACTAAGCGGTCGCGCGCGCCGTTCATCGCCGGGCAGATGATCTTCGCCGGGCACCACTTGCAGTGCTCACCCGCGTGGGGCGCGGTGTCCCGCTCGGCAGCGGCAAGGGCCATGCGCAGCTCATGCTCGAACTCACGCAGACGCGCCTTATCAGTCACCCAGCGCCGCACGACCGGCGGCTGCACGATGATGAGCTCAACAAACGTCCGGTCACGAAATGCCCAATGGTCGCACGACAGCGCCGCAGCGGCGTAAAAGAGCAACTGATAGTTCTCTTCCGCTGTCACCTGATGCCCGTCGCCCGTCTTCCAGTCGAGCACGTACGCGGTGTCCTTGTCGAGCACGCCAATCATGTCGACGGTGCCGAACACGTCGGGGTTCCAGATGTAGTGGACGCGCTTCTCAAGATCGAAGAGCGCCTCGCCGTGCGGGTCGACTTCGTTGTCGAACAGATCCAGCGCGGCCAGCACCTTCTCGTCGTCGATGTTGCGCGAGTCGATCTTGTCTTCCAGCACTGCTTGCAACAACTCATGCCGGCGTGTGCCTTCGCGCATGTCATCGTTTTCTTCTTGCGCGGGCATTTGCTGCGAGAGCTTGACGCTGGCCGGGCACTTGATGACGCGCTCGGCGGACGAGCCACCTACGATTTTAGAGTGGCTCATGGCTGCCCCACGCTAACACGACCGCCAACGCCGCGCGGCCACAAAAAATCGATGCTCTCAACAGCGCCCAGCGCCAGCAAATCCGCCGCCGTGTACAGCGTCATGTTGTGGCGCGGGTAGCCGGGGCCAACGAAGATATCTTTGTTGCGGTAGTGCGGCACGTGGGTGATCCCGCGCAACACGTACACCGTTTGCTGGTGCGTCTGCACCTGTCTGTTCTGGTCCATTACGTTCACTTCAATCTCCTGTAGTTGACTAACGGAAATTGCATGGTATACCATTGCTTTGAAGTTTGCAACGGTATAAACTTTAAAGCATATGGGAGATCAAAAATTTTAGAGCGCGACATTGAGAGGTACCTGGTGCGCCGGGTCAAAGAGATCGGCGGCGTGGCCTACAAGTTTGTCTCGCCCTCGAACCGTGGCGTGGCGGACAGGCTGGTGGTGCTGCCGCAAGGCGTGGTGTGGTTCGTTGAGGTGAAGAAAGAGGGCGGGCGGTTGTCGACATTGCAGAACATCTTCGCCGCCGAGATGGTGAGGCTGCAACAAAACATTTCAATCGTCTGGTCCAAGGAGGACGTCGACGATCTTATCAAGGAGATGACGGAATGAGCTACGAAGAACAACGAGCAATTTTGATTCAGTACCTGCAAGTGATGATCGCACGGTGCGACTGGCACGGCGTCGCGGACGTGGCGATGGACCTGCGCGAGATGGAAGCCGAACAGCGTGGTGCGAAATGAACCGAGACGACATCATCCGCATGGCGCGGGAGGCTGGGATTCGTGCGGAGCCGGGTAATAGCTTTGCCGACGACATGTATTTTGCAGTGCTTTACCGCTTCGCCGCCCTCATCGAGCAGCATCTGTCCTTCGACAGCATCCACACCTGCCACGCTGAGTGCCAGCGTCCTGCGTGTGTTGCGGTGCGTGAGGCAGTTAAGGCCGAGCGTGAGGCGTGTGCGGCTATCTGCGACAGGTTTCAGGCACGTGACGTTGGAATGCAACCAGCCGAGTGCGCCGCCGCCATCCGATACAGAGGTGAGAAATGAATAATTTGCATTTTGAATTAATGACTGACGCCACGGAAGTGATTTGCATCAGCAAGGATGGTGTTTGGGTCAACCCAGCAATTTCAGTCAATGATGCATCCAGAGCGGTGCTTGCTGCAATCGATACGCATATCAGAGTTTTAGTCGAGAAGACGACGCAGGTGGAGCGCGAGATGGTCTTGTCGTTGCTTGATGCGCTCACGGAGCTTCTAGGATGGCAGACGATGGCACCGGATGACGTAGTGGCCGCAGCCCGCGCAGCCATCGCTAAAGCCAGAGGTGAGAAATGAGCAATATTACGTTTAGGAACGAAGTTGGGCCGGGAGTTGAAATTCTAAGGATTTCAAAAGAAGGGATTTGGGCGAACCCTGATGTGCCGGTAAATCAGGCGGCGCATGCTGTTCTTGCGGCGGTTGAAAGCAACATCAAGGAACTGGTGCAGAAAGCGGTAGAAGCCGAGCGTGATCGGTGCATCCTGATTCTAGAGCGCCTGCACGAGCGATCTGGAGGGCAGTACAACTACTACTTGCACGCAGCCAAAGTGCTGAAGGGGGAGGCATGAGCACACAACCCGAAGCCTTGCGGTTGGCTGACCAGCTTGAAGGCGAATGGACGCAGGTGGTCCACATGATGCAAGCCGCCGCCGAACTGCGCCGCCTGCATGATCTCAATCAGAAACTGCTGGAAACGCTGGAGTGGATTGCAGAGCACAACCTTCGCAGGGCTGATCTAACTGTATGTGGCCATGTAGCGCATGGATTGATCGGTGGAGACCGCGCCGCCATCGCTAAAGCACGAGGTGAGAAATGACCGAATTTTTCTTCATTGGCTGGGCCGTGGGCATCGTGCTTGGCTATGTGGTCTGGGCACCGGAGACGCGGTTCAAAAAGAACTTCGTTGATGGACTGACGTTGCGGTTTTTGTGGAGGCGGAGATGAGCATCGAGGCCATGAAGCAGGCATTGGAAGTTCTGGAGCAAATCAACCAACTCAGCGTCGGCGAAAACGCTATCGCTCTGCCGGGTGAGATTGACGGAGCAATGGACAACCTCCGCGCTGCCATCGAGCAGGCAGAGAAGCCAATGGCTTGGTTCCATGCGGACAACTATAAGACTCGTTTCACCACCGATCCCAGCAAAGAAATGGTTGGGAAGTATTGGAAGCCCCTATACACCGTGCCGCGCCAAGAGCAACCTCTCAAGATCAACCCAGCGGATTGCCATATCCGTGTCGGAAAGATCTCAGAGCCAATCTCTGTTGGCTACGACCAAACCTCACTCGAACTGTGCAAGGAGTGCGGCTGGAAAGCTCTGATCCCCGGTGATGGTTGTCTTGTCTGTGCGCGGCAGAAGGCAAGTCCGGTATGGATTCCGCGCACTCACCTAGAGGCCGCACAACGAGAGCCGTCGATGTGCCGCGTCGAACCGACGAAGCGTTTGCCTGATTTTGTGCCGCTGTACATTGCACCGCCTACCATCACGCAGAAGCCGGTTGCGTGGATGTACGACTTTTTGTCAGACAACAGAGATGAAGTAATCCGAGACTGGGTTACGCAATCTCAGGATGACATCGCACGGGAAAACGGTTTCAACGTGCGACCGCTCTACACCGCACCCCCTGCCGTCACGCAGAAACCCGTTGCCTACGCTGATGAAAGAATCCACGGCTGGCCGGACTGCTTTGTGATGGAGCCAGATCCCCCGCATACGGTGCCTCTCTACACCGCGCCGCGCCAATGGGTCGGGCTGACGGATGAGGAGATGGTAGAGATCGCACACCGCAAATGCTGGGAGTACAAGCACAGCTCCGACCCAGCCCATAGCCACACCTACAAGTTCAACTACCACACGTTGATGGATTTCAAATATGCCATCGAAGCAAAGCTAAAGGAGAAGAACACATGAACAACAAAAATGTCATTCGTTTTCCAGCTTCAGAAAACTTTACGCCAGACCTTGCAATTAAACATGTCCTTTCGTTATGTGAAGCTGGGCACGTTGCAGACATTCTGCTGGTTGGTTATGACGACGAGAACGACCTGCTTACATTTAGCAGTCATATGACCAGAGCGGAAGCGGTGTTCTTGTTGGAGAAGGCTAAAGATTGGGCAATAAACGGGGGCTTGAAATGAGCACCGAAACGCCGTACTGCTTTGCGGAGTGCCAAAAAGAAAAAGGCCGCAATGGAGGTGAGATTCCAATGCGACCTTTAGTAGGAGACCGATCTCCCGGCGTAACCTACCGCCCTCTCCGCTAAGAGTTGACGTGGCAAAGTCTATACGAGTTCGCTTACGTCTGCAACTATCCACAGGAGCTGCGCACATGAAACCCGTCCTCTGGTACCGCCCCCTGAGTGGCCGGATACGTTTTGAAGAAACAAACGGGTGGATGCCGTTGTACAAATGAAGCTCAGACCTTACCAAGACGAGGCCGCAGA